ACCAAGCAACTCGCTTATCCGGAAGGCGTGCAGCAGACCCGCGCACAGCCTTCAAATCGAGCACAGGCACCTGTCTCGGCGTGCCGGTATCGAGTCCGGTGACAAAGTAGGTGCGGTCAGCAACCACATAGACACCGCCCTCGGTCGGGGCTATGACGGTCGGTGGCTCCGGGTACTGCAAAAACCCTGTGACCGGGTCCATCAGGTGCGGGGTCATCGGAGCCGTGAAAACCACGTAGTTGCCGCACACGCCAACGAGCAGAGAATGGAATGCGGCCAGCATTGAGCAGGCAGGTAACGGCACAAGCCCTGAAGTAGTGAGCCTTGCGGTCTGGTCATCGACTCCAGTAACGGCCATTGCACCGCCAATCAGCGGGCCCTGACTGTATAGAGTCGCGCCGTTGGCAGGGCTGAGGTAGACCCTTAGAGGCCTGGCGTCATCACTGATCACGCGAATGGCCTGCCCTTCCGCGAGCCTGAATATGACAGGCTCGACACCAGACTCTTCGCCGTCGGCGCCGAACGCTGTGACAGCAACCTTGTAGATTCCCGCTGGCAGCGCGCCCGCGATCAACTCAACGTCGAACCCTGGCGCCGGCACCGCCCATGGCTTAACCTCTCTGCCGTCCGTTCGCAAACTGTCGAACGCACCGCTCAGATAGACCTGGCCATTGATGACAGCACCAGCAATGTCACCATCAGCAGCCATGCTGCCAATCACCTGGCTTGAGTCGGAATCGGCGTGGTAGCAGCCGATATCGCCGCCCTCGACGTACACGACCCGCCCCGGCAGCGAGACAGCCAGGCGCATATCGTCAGCAGCGAGCACACGCGCATGGCTCGCACGCATTTCAAGCTGGCCACCCTCGGTAGGGTCGAGGTTCACCAACTCACGCACGAACCCAGCAGGCAGCCGCTCAGGTTTCGCGATGTTGTTCGCGCCCTTGGCCCAGTTGTCGGTGCGGGTAGTTGGGGCTGGCATGCAGCAGACTCAGGTCGGTTTCGATGACCAAAGTCTGCTTTCAAGGTTTAGTCCGGAGCGAACCCTACAGGGGGTCAGGAGGCGCACCCTCACTTCTGTGAGGGCTACGGAATGTCACTGAATACTGACGAGCAATGAGTTTCGCGCAATCAAAGGCCCCGCTTGAAGCAGAAGAAGGCGCGCTGCCTGAATACAACGAGTACTCCGTAATCTGCGAAGTCCTTTATTCCCTGGCTGCTCGCAACTTTCAGCAGTAGACCAAAAGCGCACCCTCACTTCTGTGAGGGTGCGCGCCGTATACTACAAGCACAGCAGTCCGAGAATTAGACCTACAGACGTTGCAGAGTTCTGCATAGAATATCAGCCTAAGAAACAACGCGAAGAGTCATATCGAAGATTTCGACGGTAATCGCAGTAGTTTGTGATGGTCCGGCACCGGTAGCGATGCGCAGACTAAGAACCGTTGTACCCGAGGGCACAACTATTCTGGGCGTACGCAGCACCCAATCGAAAAACTCGCCACTAGCTGGGGCTACTATCTCCCCGGCCTCCCCGCTGGTCCCGGCAAAGTCGCCGACTTCGCAATCCACTGCGTACAATATTCCGCCAGTATGTTCCGCTCGGATATCCAGCTGCAAGGCGCGGGCATTGGTTAGCCCACTGACTCTGACGGTAGCCAGACCCTCCACGGTGGCACCTACCGGGATCGCGACAGCATCTTGCTTGAACACTATCTGGTGTCCGGCCCCGCCCGCAGTACCGGAAATCTGGATGCGGGTGCGATTTTTCGAGTTAGCGTAAGAACCCGGTACAGCCTGACTGGCTACATCACACACTACTGTAAGACCGCTGCCTGTCGCGTCTATGCGAGAGCCGGTAGCTATCTGGCCGGTACCTATGGCCACTGTACCGTCAGAACCAAACATGCACCCATTAGGCAGCAGATTGCCGTTAGGGTTGTTGGTGGCGTGGTAAGCGTTGCCCGCGTCGGTGAAGTTATCTGGCCTGGCCGGTTCCAGTGCAGAAAGCAGCGCACCCAGGCGCCGGCCGAGTATCGACGCGCCGTAAACTCCGGGGTGAATACCATCCGGCAGGCACTTGGCGCGACCGCGACCGCTAGTATCCGTAAAATCGACGAAATCCGGGTTTGCGTCCAGCAGTTCGAAGCCGCGACGACGGAGTGACTCGGCCTGCAAGAAGTTGTTGATGGTCGACGCCTTCTGCCTGTGCGCTGTCGTGTAGGTGGTGGCTGGCCCTCTCGGGTAAATCTTGCCCAGCACGACAAATATACCCGCCTCCTCGAAACGGTCCAGAATCTCGGTGAGGTTGTTGATCGTGTCTGCTACGGCGATGGACTGCGTTACGTCGTTGCCACCGATAGTGCCCACAGCAATGTGTGGTGCAGCGTCGATGACTGTCTGAATACGTGCCAGGAAATCTGCCGTGTTGTCGCCACCTACGCCGAAGTTCCACTCCTGCGGAAAGAAATAGCGTTGTTGGCAGAAGCGTAGAGCCCACGGTAGATATCCGTTGTCCTTTAGTCGCTCACGAGAACTGGAGCTGGAATTATTAGCAGTGACCGAATCACCAAAAACAGCGAGGCGTTTCAGTCCTCGCGGATTCACAACTACGTCTCCCGGTATACCCGGCTCAGGAACGCCGGCTATTTGGCCGAACTTAGTAATGGTCAAATACGCCTGACTAGAGGTGCCAAAGCGATTGTATAGAGTTATCGAGGAGCCTGACGAACTGACGCCCAACCGAATACTTATATTAGAAATCTCTCCTACTGCCTGGAAAACGCACAGAAGGCTTATACCATTCCCAGAAGTAGCGCCAGTAGTTACTCGCGATATAGACATACCCAAGAAGACGCCATCAGCCCACGCAGTAAGTATCACAGACCCTGTCGCGCTTATCTGCATATAGGGGATATCGACATGAACTTGTACTGTCTGACCTACGAACGTATCAGCTGCATGAGTAAATAATAAGTATCCGTCTGTGCTACTCGGTTCTGAAGTGGTATTAGGTATAACATCACTAATAGCCGTAGAACTGGATAAACTAGCACTAATTCGGGCTATCGAGACAAACCCGTCCGTAAGGTCATCCAGCGTAGCTAGCGTTCCATCTTTATCTGGCAGTGTGGTAGTTCGCGGCGCTGTTAACGACGCGGCGCTGATCGTCGCCCGACCTACGCTGAGCGACGTGCGCAAAGTACCTGCTAAGTCACTAAGCCAACGCATAATTAGCTCGGGATCACGTAGGAGACGAGCATGCGCGCAGCACCCTGTGTTGCGCCGCCGGCCGAATAGGTAGCGATCAGATCCTGGGCGGTCGCTTCGGCTGCGGCGGCCGGGTCTACCTCAAACACAGTACCAGCGGCAGCGGTCAGGTCGACCTGAGTGCTACCAAGGTAACGCGACAGTTCGCCGGTCACACCGATCGAGAGTGACGGAGCACCGTCGAACGGGGCATCGATCACGATCGCAACCAGGCGCACCACCGCATCGGCTGGCAGCTGGAACATGGCTACAGTGCCGGTCGAGTTGAACGCCAGGTCTGTGGTGTCGGTGGCTTCGAGGTTGGTGGCCGCTGCAGACGACGCCCAGGACAGATTGCCGGCGCCGTCGGTCGTCAGCGCGAAACCTGCAGTACCGTAGTTCGCCGGCATCTTGAACGTCAGCGCCTGGGTCATGCCGGTATCGGGGCGACTGATGGTAAGCATCCAGTCATCACCAGCACCAGTAGCGTCTTCATTCAGCACAAGGCTATCGCCGCTGGCGGCGATGGTGCTGCCCACAAGGGGCGCATCGGCGTCGTCGGTTGCGTTGCGCGCGCGGATCTTGCCGCCCGTGCTCTTCAGTTGCAGGCCGCCCAGGCCGAGCCGGAACAGGTTGCTGAGCGTGCCGCGTAGATCGAGAAAGCGCATGGTGATACCTCAGTTTAGGTTGAGCACAACGAAACCAGAGCCGGCCGTTGCGCCTGCACCTGGGGTGATTTCGAGATAGATGCCGGTGCCTGCGGCGAGCGAGGCACCTGGCGTTGATTCATAAGTAGCAGTGAAGTCAGGGGCCACCTGATCGCTGTCGAGCAGCACCGCGCCGGCCTGCGTGCGGATACGCAGCGCAGCGCCATCGCCGTCGAATGGTGTGGCGACGATCAACTGCACGGACACCAGCAGCGCAGAGTCAGGCAGTACATGCAGAAGGCGCGGAGAGGCATCGCCATACGCAAATGCAATCGGCGGCAGCACCTGGCCGCTCTCCCCTTTTGGCCCGCGCAGGCCTGCAGCGATGACTGCGCGTGGCGCCTTCTGGCGGACGGCAATCGGCCCTGGCCGCTTCTGTACAACGGCGACGGCAGAGCTGGTGCGCGCGGCGCGGGTGGCGATCGCTGTCACGTCGTCACCTCGCGCGTTACCTCGATCGGGCTGATGGCGGTCAGCTTGTAGACCTGGCCGCCCGGGGCGATGACTTCGGCCTCGTAGAAGCCCTTGCTCCAATCCAACGCCTCGGACTGCTCGGCGGTCATGGTCAGCACGAACTGGCTCAGCGCCACGTCGACGATGACTAGGCTATCTGGATCCTCGGCAGGGTCGCTGTCCCAGGTGTGCAGCAGGTCACCGCCAGGCTTGGTGCGCACCTGGGCGCGGCACCGCCAGCCCGTGATATCTGCTGGCTTCGGTACGATCAGCAGACCGGTACCTGAAAACGGACGCCAACAATGGGCGTTCACGCCGTTCAGTTCCAGGGTGTCGGCGTCGATGACTTTCGGGTAAACCCAATCATCTGCCGGCGTGTTCAGCTCGGCCGGAGTCTTCACGCACTCGATGCGCACCGGCCAGCCGTCCGGCACGCCATGGTTCTCGACAGTCAACCGGGCCGGCGCCGTCTGCGGCATCGCAGTGATCACCGGGTACGGAGACATGAACTCTCCCTCGGCATACATGATGCCGAACTCGAAGGTCTCGCCTCGGTAGATGGTGATGGGGATTTCAGGCGCCGACATGCCAGTCTCCTTACTCGCCGCTCAGGCGTTCCTTGAGTGCGTAGCCCATCAACGGCCACAGCTTGCCGATGGCGTTCTGGCGCGCGATCTTGCGGCCGATCTCGGCATCGAAGTTCTCCGGCGAAGCGCAGGCCGACTCACCGGTTACGGTGAAGCCGTTGCGCAGGTCGAGCACACAGAATGTCAGCAGGTTGAGCGCCTTCGCATAGCAACTGCCCTTACCACCACCAGCCAGGCATGCGCCATGCACACCGTCGCCAGCCGTGAAATAGTATTCACCGACGATGTTCGCCTCGATGTCAGCCGACGTGATGCGTGGCGCGGTAAGGCCCTTGGCCTGGATTTCCTGCTCGATGGCATCGCAGCCGACTTTGGCCAGTTGGTCGAACGCCTTGGTTGCAAGGCCAAGCGCACTTTCGGCAAGTTCAGTCTTAGCGGCCTGCCCCTTCTGGTACGGCATCCATTGCGCGTAGAAACTGCCGACAATCATGTCGCAGCCTTCCTGCACCAAGGGCACGCTGCACACGCTGAACTGTTCGCCGTTCTGATCCCAAACGGTGAGGTTCACCATGGTGTCGCTGTGGACGTAGGCGATCACTGCAGCCAGTGGCTGCGTGGGGTTACCGAAAGCCAGCTTGCGGCCGGCCATGTAGTCAGCGGTCGGGATGAAGTGCAGCACGCGGCCGACGGTGGGAGTGATACGGGTCATTGTGGTGCTCCGATGATCTTGCACTGCCTGTGCAGGGATACGAGCTGCTCCTGCAGCTTCAGGATTTGGTCGCGCTGGACTTCGAGGCCGGCGACGAGGGCTGGATAAGCTCGTCGAGCAGCGGCTGTAAGTTCGGGGGCGCCTGCATCAGGCTCGCCGGCAGAGGCGGTGGCTCCGTCCACTCGCACTGCGGGGCAGGTGGCAGCGACTCGCAGCCCGCAAGTACCATCAGCGAGGCAGCGATACATAGCGTCGGCATAGTCTTCGGCACGTTGTTTCCCCTTCAAGAAAGCGTCTTCGCGCGCGGCCTGGTCAGTTGCCATTTCGCGCTGTAGGCGGTTGGTGTTGCGCAGCGACTGGATCGCCGCTGCGCCCTGCTTGGCCAAGGTCACAGCGTTGTCACGCTCGAGCACCACGGTGTCGAGGCGCAGATAGAGCAGCGCCAGGGCGATGGCCAGGCCGGCGCAAGCGGCAACCAGGGCACGGATCATTGGACGCTCCAGCACTTGGCGTGGCGCTCAAGCTGGCGGGCCCACACGCCCCAGCAGCGCGTGTTGGGCTTGCCGTTCACCAGGGTCGAGCAGTCGTATTTGGCGGCATAGC